GGACGCTGAAATGCCCATCCGTAGTCTCCGCCACGGTTGCAACCCATAACGCCAAATTCAAGCATCTGGAAGAATCCATACCGTCCCGTTATGTCACAGTTTGGAAATGCTTCTTCCTCTAGGTATTCCTCAATCTCCTTGTCGAGTTGCGCATCTCCCGTTCCCGCGTGGTAACTTTGGGGGGTTACATACATCGCAAACTTACGGTTCAGCATCTTTGCTGGCGCGAAGTTCCGCTCCATGTCCTCAGCCTCGCGCATGAGCTGCAAGCGATCCCGTTGAACGTCAAAACTGTTCGGGGACATATTCTGCGGGGCTTGTCCGCGTTTTGTATCGCTCTTAGCTCCGTCATATCGGAACTGGTGAAGGATGCGCTGAGCTGCTAGGCGTTTAATCCCTCGCTGCGGGGAAATAGCGCAAAGGAGGTTGTCTAAAACTCCAGCTTTGTATTCTGGGGTCATCGTGAATCCCTCCCTAGACCGGGGTTGAAGTTAGCGCGAACATTGTTCGACCGCGTGCCGTTAATTAGCGAAAGAGCGTAAAGAGCTTTCTGGAGCGTATCGGATGCGGATTGACCAGTATAGGGGCGTATCTGTCCTAGCTACGGCCATCCAGAACTTGCGCGACCTGTATGAGATGATTGATTTCATCAAAGGCAAATCGAAACTCGCTAGCGCATTGACCGTTTTCACCAATTCGGACGGCGCAAACATAGGCAACGGCGCATTTGATGCGTATTCTACAAACCTCGCAGTCGGCGGGTCGCAGCTACTCCAGCAGGATATTTCATTCGGTCAGATTAATCACCTCCCAAGCGGCACGGATATTAAGTTCCCCGCCGCATCTTCGCCGTCGAGCGAGGAACAATGGTTAATGACCCAGCTACTCAAATTTGTGGCGATGAGTTATGACTTGCCGTATTCCTTCGCGCTCGATGCTGCTGCGCTAGGAGGCGTTTCCAGCCGTCTTGAGAGTGAGATGGCTAAAGCTACCTTTGAACGATTCCAGCGCGTCCTAGCCCCCCATGCGAACCGCATGAAGAACGCCTTCCTCTATGACGCAATCGCCAAGGGCATTTTCCCTGCTTCGACCTACCGCATCATTCACAAAGGACGCTGGGGATACCGCCGCCACCCTCAACCGGACTTAGGCAAGGAAGCGTCCGCCGCCGTCAACCTTTACCAGAACGGACTCCTCGACCCGATGCAACATTGGATCGAAAACAGCCAAGACCCAGAAGAGGTCGCCGCTGCTATGGCACGCTGGGCATTAATTAAAAAGCAAACATCCGAAAAGATCGGCATTCCCGTGCAAGAGATTTTCGGAAGTGGTCCGACTACCCCGACAGCGACGAGCGAGAGCAGCACGGAGTCGGTATCCATCGACCAACCCAAAGAATTCTCCACCCGCAAGGAATACCGCGAGTCGGATTCTTCTATCAACGCACGCATCGAAAGGGAAACAGGAAAGGTAGAGTTTGGCGAGGATTGGGTAGCTGACATGAAGGCGGAAATCGCCACGCTACAAGACGGCAGCAATCCTGAATTACTGGATAGAGTGCGCGTTGAACTCGACAAGGCGAACGCATACCTAGCTGAGCATCAGTCTGCACTCGACCAGCTCAAAGGACGCAGAGAACGCCGTGACGAAAAGAAGCCGAAATCCACGCAAGACGCTCCAGCAGACAAGGCGAGCAAAGCTAAGAAGCGCGACGATAGGCACGCACTAACGGAGGCACTCATAGCATCAGGCAAGCCCGAACAGGAAGCCTATGCCATCGCATACGGCATCATCGAAAGCGGTAAATTCGACAAGTCAAAACTACCATCTGACATACAGAAAAAATACTACCCATGAAACTTTTCACTGCACTAGCAACCCCGCGCATCGACGCTGAGAACGGCATTATCCGTTCCGTATCGCTCATGGAAATTGGCGACGCGAAAGGTCATTTCGACAAGAAAGGACGGCAGGTAATCATCGACGAGGTGACCTTAGAGCAACTCTACAAGGAATGTAACAAGCTCGGCAAAATCAAACTCAAAGCCAATCACGGAAGCGGCGTTTTCGAGGTAATTGGCTGGGCGGAAAACTTCGCGCTCCAAGCCAACAAAGTCACCGCTGACGTTCACATTTACGAAGCCGAATCCAACCGCGCCCGCATCCTTGAGATTGCGGAACAAAACCCCACGCACATGGGAATCAGCATGGAATTTACGGGAGAGGACAAGCCACGCGGCGAAGTCTGCATGTCCCGTTGCGACGGCGTTCTAGCTGCTGCCCTCGTCGATGACCCAGCCGCTAATAGCTCTCTATTCTCCGCGAAGGCAGAGGAATCAAACAAAACAAACAACACCACCAAAATGGAAAACGAAGAAGAAAAAGACGAACCCACCCTCGCGGATGTTATGTCCAAGTTCGAGGAACTAAACACTCGGTTGACGGCTCTTGAAGCCCCACCCGTTGAAGAGGAAGCCGAAAAAGAAGCCGAAAAGGAATTTGCGGGCGATATTAAGGCGAATAACAACAAGGTCGAACTTGCTGGCGATATTGAGGCTAGTGGAAACACTGTCAAACTCGCTGACAAGGACGAGGACAAGAAGATCGAACTAGCCGCACAACGCGGAGCGGAAATCGCCATCAAAGCGATGTCTGCCAAGCTCGGACTTACCAAGCTCAGCAAGCCCGGAATCCCAGCCGCTCCCGCCAAAGTTAAGACCTACAGCGAACACGTTTCTGAAATTGCCGAAAAGCAATTCAATGGAGATCGCATCAAAGCTGAAGGTCACATCCTTACGAACTTCGCAAAGTTCCCAGAAGCTAAAAAGGCTTATGAGGCTTCGCGCAATGTGAAAACCGCATAACCAAACTCACCTATTAACAAACTAAAATTATGGCTAGTCAAAACGAAAACGGATTCAAGTCCTTCCTCGCATCGGGAGCAATCTCGGCGTATCGGATTGTTGACATCCAAGCTGACGGAACAATCACCGCCGCAGCAAACAACACCAAAGGTATCGGCGTAACTCAGCAAGACTTCGCTGATGCTGAATATGGCAGCGTCAAACTTTGGAGCGCACCGGGAACCTTCATGGTTGCCGCATCGGGTTCTGCTGTAACGGCAGCAACATCATACGGAACCATCACTGGCGGATTCGTCGGCGTAGTTACCACATCGCGCTTTGAAGCTCTTGTATCCGCCGTCGCATCCAACGGGATCGTGACCGAGTTTGTGCAAGTCTAACCAATCGAAACCAACAACCAACTAAACTACGACCATGGCTTATACTAATGCACAAGCAACACCACGGAGCGATATTTACGCTTTGATGATGCAAGCACCGATGGCAGGCAATGACCTGTTCATCGGAGACAAGGTTCTCCCCGTCAAAGGCGAGGACGTAAAGCGCGGAATCTACATGCGTGCAGACCTCGCTAACGCGGAGCTGCTCAATGGCGATGCCGTTGCACGCGCATCCGGCGACGGTTATCAGCGCATCAACCGCAAATACAACACCGATACGTTCGATGCTCTGGAATACGGCTTGGAAAGCGTAATTGACGATGCCTATGCCGCTGAAACCGAGCGTTTCTTCGGATTGGAAGTTACGGAAGCCCAGCTCCTTGAGCGTTCGCTTCGTATCTCCTACGAGGTGCGCGTTGCTGCCAAGTTGATGAACGCTACTACGTTCACCGCTACCGCCGCTGCCGTTGCTTACACGGAAGCTAACCTCGCAACGATCAACGTCCCTGCTGACGTTTCCGCTGCTAAGTTGCGCCTTCTAAAGAACGGGCACATCCCGAATGCTGTCGTTATGTCCGCAAACGTGTTCGAGCGCATCAAGCGTTCCACCTTGCTGCAAAACCAAGTGTTCGGCGTTGTTCCAAAGGGCGCAGGTCAATACCTCATTCCATCGGATGCGGATATTGCTCAAGCACTCGGAGTGGATCAAGTCATCGTTGGTCGCGCACCAAAGAACGCAAACGGCAAGGGTCAAACCTATTCCGGCTCGTTCATCTGGGGCGATACTTACGTGGCGGTCTGCTACCTTGCAGGCGGCGAATATACCGCTGGCGGAGTAGGTCGCACGATCCAATGGACAAAGGACACCACCGGATTGTTCACCCCCGAAACCTACCGCTCGGATGAGCGTCGCTCCGATATCCTCCGCGTGCGTCAACACGTCGCTGAGAAGATCATCGACAGCACCGCGTGCCAACTCATCACAACCAGCTACGCATAAGCATAGCTAAACTGGGGCGCGTCTTTCGGGGCGCGTCCCTACCCTTTCCCCAAAAATATGAAAATCACCCTTGCCTGTATTGTAGGAAACGAGGAGGCCGTCATTGAACGGTTCATCCGCTCGTTTGCGCCTGCCGTTGACAACTTCGTATTCATCCGCGCAATCGGATCAAATGAGAAGGACGAGACGTTCAACATCGCTCGTCAGCTATGTGAGGAGCTAGGCAAGCAAGGACTGTTTCACGACTATTACAACGACGCGGAATTCCCGCACGTTGACGATTTCGGAGCAGCGAGGCAAATGGCATGGGATCACGCTTTAGCATACTCGCCCGATTACATCATGTGGGCAGATGCCGACGATACGCTCGCCAAGGGCGCAGTCGAAGCAATCCGAGCAGCCGCAGAATCAGCAAGCCACGATGTTTTCATCATGCCATACCATGTGCGTGGCGACAAACAGGTTGTCATGCGTGAGCGGATGGTCAAAGCATCAATCGGCAGCTATTGGAAGTTCGCAATCCATGAACAACTAGGATTTCCAAGTGATGTGGGATACCGCATCGTCAAGGATGCTATTTTTCTCCATGAGCCGCTTTGCACAAAGTCAGGCGGGCATGAGCGCAATGTTGCAATTCTCAAGAACGAGGTGAAGGAAACTTGGCGCAATTTCTTCTACCTCCAACAGGAATACTTCCAAGTAGGGAACGAGCGGGAATTCATCCGCTACGCAACTGCCGCGCTGGTATGTCCCGGCCTTGAAAAGATCGAGCGTTACGAGATTCTGCTTAATCTCGCACAGACACCGGGACAAGACTCCCGCAAGCTCGCCGCCGAAGCCTACGCGATTATGCCGGATCGCCGCGAGGCTTTGGCGTTGCTTTGTAGTTACTCGCTAATTGACCGG